CGCCGGCCGCCCGCCTGCCGAGCCGTACCGCCATCTGCTCTTCCAGGTTCGTGATGCCGCGTAGGTTCACGTCGACGTTGACCGTCTGGTCGTTGATGCCCGCCAGCGCGTTGTTGGCCCGCGTGCGGAACTTCTCGAAGTCCTTCGCCGCGTTCTGGATCTTCGGCCCCAACCCGGGGATCCAACCGAACGCCTTAGCCGCCCCGGTGACAATCCCGCCGATCGCGGTGAGGATGACGGCCACCCCGGCCTTGAACACCGTGGCGACACCGGACCACACCCACCGCGCGCCCTCGTAAATCTTCGACAGCGCAAAGATCGTGTTGCCGATGTGGACAATCAGCTTTTCCAGCAGCGTCAGGAAGTCGCCGAGAAACTGGTTTGCGCCCGGACTGCCCTGGGCGATCTTTTCGAAGAACTTGCCGATCGCCTCGCCGATCTTCGGAGCATGTTCGGCCAGCGTGTCCCACAGCGGCTTGCCGTCCTCCATCGCCTTCTTGATGCCCGGCAACGCCTTCTCCGCCATGCTGGCGAACGCCGGTGCGAGCTTGTCGATGATCGGCGCCATCGACTTACCCATCTCGTTCAGCGTCGGCGCCATCCGGTCCAGCGCGTCGCCGAACGTGTCCGCAGCCCGAATCAGCGGGCCCTCGAACGGCTTCCCGAAGTCGGCGAACGCGGCCTTGGCCCGTTCGCCGAGCGTCGCCCATGCCGACTTCACGGCCGGCGAGTTCGCCGCGGCCTTGATGCCCGCGGCCAGGACCCCGCCGCCGACAGCAAGCAGGATCCCGGCGCTGATCGCCGCGCCGGCCGCCGCGGCGAACGTCACACCGATGGCGGCGCCGGCTGCGACGGCACCGGCCTGCACCTGCGGCGGCATCGCCGAGAACACCCCCGACAGGCTGCCGGAGAACGCCTTCCCTGTGCTGGTGGCCATCGCCGCGCCGATCGAGGCCCCCGCGTCGGCCGCCTCGCCGAGCAGCTTGCGATTCTTCGTCAGCCGCCGCAGCGCGCGTTCTTGCTCGCGCATCTGCTTCGCCACATCGTCGCTTGGGCTCAACGCCTGTTGCGTGGCGAGGGACTTCAGGGACCGCTCAACGTCGGCGATCTGCCTGTCGAGTGTTTCCGCCGCGCGGGCCGCATCGCGCATCTCGTCGCCGAGGTCTTCAATCCCGTCGTCCAGCCCGGCCGCTTCACGCTCTGTGTCGGCCAGCTTGTCGCCGAGGTCTTCGATCGCGTCTTCGGCTTTCCGCGCGGCCGGGGAGATCGTCTCCTTGCCGAGAAGGTTGACCAGGATGTCACGCGTGTCTGCCACTGGTCCCCTCTCTCGCTTTCAGGTGCCGGTCAGCCCACTCGCGGTAGTTCAGCCAGTCGCGCCATTCCATGGCCTCCACCTGATCCGGCGTGAGACCGAACAGGTGCGAGAACAGCGGCTTGTAGGTGCTCAGCTCCCGGTCGAGCTGCTCGACGCTTTTCCCGTGTCGTCGACCTCCAGATCGAGGTCGCCGAAGTCGAAATCCAGCTCGTCGAACGGCACGTTCACGCCGGACCGGCGCAGGGCGAGCCACACCAGCGCGGCCACGGCGTCCAGGTCCCGGGACTGCAGGGCGGTGCCGAGCGATTCGACGGTGAACCCGGTCTGCGACTTCAACGCGCGGACGTCGGCCAGCCGGGTCCGGGTCGGGTCGACTTCCATCACATCTGGTGCGCCGAGGGTTTCCCGGTCAGCGGCGCCGAGCTTGATCCGGATCACGGTTCTCCTTGCGTGGCAGTCGTACGGTGGCAGGATGACTTCACGCCGTATCGTTTTGGCTCTTGCTGCTGTCGTCCTCGTCGCTGCCGGCGGGATCGTCGCCTACCTGGCGTACAACCAACTCGGCGGAAAAGACCCGGGGGTGACGGCGTGCGAGCGGGCTGCGGACCGCGCCGCGACGAACGAGACCGCGGACGGTGGCACCGCCGAGATTCAGATGCTCAAGGACTCGGAGCACGCCGACCTGCGCGCCGTCGGCGAGGAACTCGACGAGATCGCACGGAGCGGAGACCTAGGCCAGGCAATGGGCGCTGGCGCCCGGATGATCGCCGCATGCGGTGCGCACGACGTGGTGATCAGCCCCGCCCGGTGATCTGGTCTGCGACGTAGTCGACGACGGCGTTCATCTGCCGCCGGATCTCCGGGGCGAGCCGGTCTATCGGCCGGTCAACGACCCCAGCACGCACCTTCTGGTTGACCCACGGGTGCCTGCGGCGGCCGTAAACCGGGTGCCGGAGCCGGCCGCGGTTCAACGCCGGCAGATCCCGCCGCTCCTGCTGGCCGTCGGCGTGGACCCGGATGGTGACCCGTGCGTCCTTCCGGCCGGTCTTGACCTGCTGCCGGAATCGGAGACTCTTGCTGAGCACCGGGGCGTATCCGCTGGGCATCGCCTTCGGGATTTCGGTGCGGATTTCCCGCCGGAGCGGCCGGCCGGCGGCGAGCAGCCCCTTGGACATCTGCTTGCCGAGACCCTTGTCGCCGAGTTGTTTCAGCGCGCGGTGGACGCCGGCCAGGTCCCGACTGGAGACGCGGACCTCGAACCCCACGGCTACGGCGACACGTCGCGGGTGATGGCCCCGGTGATCGGAAACGTGAGTGTCTTCCCCGCCAGCTCGCCGATGCTGCCACCCAGCGACCACTGGTTCGGGAGCACGTTGAACTGGTACTCGGGGTTGGTCGCGGAGATGGTGGTGTTGACGGGCCTGATGGCCACCGCGACGGCGGTGCCGGCGGCGAACGCGGCCCAGATCGTCGCGTCCACACTGCCGGAGGCGAAGTCGTCGAGGAACTCGATCGCGACGCTGCCGCCTTTGAGCCCCATGATGTACGTCCGCCAGCCGCCGGGCCCGAATGCGGTGCTGTCGAGCTGCTCACCTTCGGCGGTGATGGTGCCCGCCTTGCCGTGGTCAGCCAAATCCACCGCGTTGAAGGTGATGTATTCATTTGTGAGCGCGAACGCCGACATGCGAACTCCCTACTGAATGGCGATCGCGCACGCGATCGTGAACGAGCCGGTTACAGCGGTGATCCGCAGCCGGTACCAGGTGTCCGTAACGGATCCAGGGACCCGGATCCCCCACCGTCCGCCAGCGGTGGTGTACGGGCCGAACGTGATCCGGGTCGTGGCCGTGGCGAACGTGTTCGCGTCGTCGGACTCGACCACGCCGGTGATGGTGGTTCCGGGTGTGCCGAAGACGTGGAAGGTGGCGTACAGGAACTGCGACGCCCCGACAGCACCGAGGTTCAGAGCGGTGCCGGTGGCGCCGGTCGCCGCAACGGCGCCCATCGCCTTCGTCAGCGATCCGCGGATGACACCCAGCCCGTCCGAGCAACTGCCCTGCAACGAGAACGGGGCATTCTCGCCGTGGGAGCCGAAGAACTGGTAGTTGTGGGACATCGCCTGCAACATGTACGCCGGCATGCCCTCCGTCTCAACGTCGGCGAGGGTCGTCACCTGGCCGGCGCCGAAGTTGCCCCACGCTTCCGGGTCAACCGCGTCCGTTGCTGCGGAACCCCAAAACCCGGCAACGTTCAGGTCGGAGGACTTGACGCCCATGTTGTATTCGTGCCAACCCCCGGATCGGAAGTTGGTTTTGTTGTTGGCGTTGCCTTCGCAGTTCAGCCCGAGCATGTTGGAGTCGCCGGTGAAGTCGTGCCCACCGATGTAGATGTATGCGTTGGTCAGCGCGACGGGAGCCATCTCAGACCGCCTTGTCGGCCTTCGTGCCGGGCTTCGGCTCGGGGATCAGTTCGACGCAGCCGGCCTGCACCAACGCCGAGATGATCGTCTTTGTCGGGTCGAGCCGGACTGTCTGGCCCTCCGGGAGCGACTCGCGGGTGACGGCGTCGCGGATCGCCAGCTTGCCGACGACCTTGCAGGACACGAGGTTAGACATGCTCACACTCCTGATGCGATAACTCGGACGGCGAAGATCCCGCCGTAGTAGCCGACGAGTCCGACCTCTTCGAGGCCGTTGGGGTTGAAGGAGTCGACAACCAGGTCGTTGACGATCCCGCCCAGCGTCTTGTCGCCCTCGATCGCCGCCCGGATGGACCTGGTCCCGGTCTGGTTGGCGTACTCGGCCAGGGCGTGCTGACCGGCCTGGTCAACCTGCGCGCCAACCAACACGGCGACCGGGACGACGATCACGTAGGTGCCGCGGCCCATCGTCTCCCGATACGAGGTGATGGGTGGGATCAACGGGAACGCGGCGTGGACGGTCGGGTTGTCTTTGGCGTAGTCCCACACGTTCAGGTCGGGAATCGTCGCCAGCCGGTCCCGGATCCCGGTCATGATCTGCACGATGGTGGCGGCCATCAGGCCACCAACATGGGGTGGAGCCGGTACGGGGCAAGCAGCGTCTGCGCACGCGTGTTCATCCGCACCCGGACAGCCCCGAACTCGCCGAACCCGGCGACACCGAACGGGGCGTCGGCGAGTTTGAACACCTCAGCCGCCATGATCAGACACGCCTCTTTCACCGGGGGCGGAACGGCGGTCCACCCCCACCGCGCGGTGACTTGGACCGACGGCCGTTTCGAACAGGTCGGAAACCACCGGTTCATAGCGGTGATGCGCCGGTACGGCCAGCCCGACTGGCCCGACACGATCCCGTTCAGCGGCTCGAGCTGGTAGTCGGCCGCCGACCAGGTCTGCTCGTACGTTCCGTCGCCGCCCGAGTCGACCGCTACGACAAGGTCGGTGGTGGTATGGAAGTCGTCGACCGCCGCGAGGCAGCGGTTGCGCGGGCGGTAGACGCGGGCGGATGCGGTGGTGGTCTTGTTGAACTGCCGCTCACACCACGCCTCGATTTCCCGGCTGGCGCTCGACAGCGCCTCTGTAAGCCGGTCATCGTCGGTGGCCGTGGACAGGTCGAGCCGTGCTTTCAGTCCGGGCAGGGTGGCGTAGGACAGCGGATCCGCGCTGACCACCTCGACGTAGCCGTGGGCGACGTCGACGACCGCGCCGGACGCCGTCCACGTCCACCGCCACGCACCAGCCGAGTCAGTGGTGAACGCGGCGTCGTAGATGCCGGTGCTCGACGGGGTGACGGTCGGCGCCGGGGAGACCAGCGTCCCGTCCGGCTCGGTCACCGCAACCGCCACCGTGGCGGCGGTCAGGGCCCCGTCCGGGTCCCGCGCCTCGTACCGGATCGGAATCCGGTCACCGACGTCTCGCGTCACAGTCGCCCCCTCGGTGTCGTCGCGGCGATCCGGCCAGTTGTGGCGGTCGTGGTGATTCGGCCAGTCGACGCGGCCGTGGTGGTCGGGCCCGTCGGGCTGGTCGTGGTGATCCGCGGACCCGCGGCGAGCGGCTCCATGCCGTCCGACCCAGCGAACGCCAGCGCCGGCAGGGTGACGCCGAGCTGCCCACCGGCGGAAAGCACGCCGAGCAGCTCGGCGTCGGTCAGCGGCGGCAGGACGGCGGAAACGTCGCCGGAGACGAGGGCCGTACCGGAAACGGAGGCGTCCAGTGCCGGCATCGCGGCGAGGATCCCGCCGGCCACGGTCAGCCCGCCAGCTACCTGCGCAGCCAGGGTCGGGAGTCCGGCGGCGATGCCGCCGGACACGGTCAGCGCCCCGGTCGCCTGCGATGTCAGGGTCGGCAGGGTCGCTGCCAGGTCGCCCGTGACTGAACCGGCGGCGGCCTCGCGGATCCGGACGACGGCCAGCGCGCCGCAGTTCGTGGCGGTCTGTCCGTGACCGAACGTCGGCGCATTGGCGCTGCCCGCGGTCACCAGTGCGTCCCACGACGCGACGCAGCAGTCAGCCGCCGAGCTGTTCAGCCGGTTGTTGCGGTACTCGATGGTGCCGAACGTGGCCCCGGCCTGAGTAAGGGTGAAGCTCGCCTTTGCCCCGATGCCGTCGTTGTCGCTCGACCGCGCGATGACCAACAGGTCGTCGGCGGCCAGCGACTCTGACCAGGCCCCGGCCGTCGCGCTGAACGCAGCCGCATGCGCCGCGTCCGAGCCGGTGACGTAGACCAGGGGATCCCAACCCGCGTCGACCGTGTAGACCGACAGCGCCCCGACCAGGCAGTCCGGGGTGCCGGTCGCGGTGATCGTGACGTTGCCGGTCTCCGACCCGTCCAGGTCGCGATACCAGACGCCGAGCCGAGTTGGCCCGGCGTCGGTCGTCACCACCTCAACCGCACCGCCGGCCACGTCGAGCAGCGGAGTCCAGCCGGTGACCGTGCCGAAGCTGGCCGTGTCCGCCTTGAGCGTGGCGACCAGAATCCCGAGCCGACCGGCGGCTACACCGACGTACGCCACGGTGGTGCTGGTCGTGCCCTTGTTGCTGGTGGCGACCTCAACGCCGCTGGACGCCTGGTGCGTGATGGCCATGCGAGCCTCAGCTCGCGGGCATCGTCACGGTGCCAGACGTGATCTCGACGTTGACGCCGGTGGAGATGGCGACGGTGTTGAGTTCCAACTGCCCACCGCCGCCGGTTGCGGTGACCGAGCCGTCCAGAACGCCGAGCCCAGTACCGGCCGCCTCGGTGCTGTCGAGCAGCCTGAACCAGCCGGCGGTGCCGTCGGTGATCCCGGTGTCGGTCAGCGCCGGGGTCACGTCAAGCGTGGCCACGCCAGACGACGCGGCACCGAACGCCGGGTCGCTGAGGGTGAACTCGGCCAGCAGCGTCCCGGACGGGGATGTGCTGGGCCCGGCCGGCTGAGTGCCGGAGTAGACCCGAATCACCCCCGCCCCCGACCCGCCGTCGACCAGGTCCACGACTGCGTCACAGGCGGCGCTGCGGGCTGCCGTCGAGATACGAGTGGCCACGGTTATCCCCCATCTCCGAGCCGGACTTGCCGCACGGTCTCGACGTCAGCGGCCATCTGCCCGGCCCACCACCGGTCGTACGCGGCGCGGTCCCGGGCGTACTGCTCGCGGGAGTTGACCCGCCGGTAGCCGTCGTCCCACTGCGTCCGGCCGGCGAGCGGGTGGCAGTGCTCGATGACCACGTCCGGCAGGTAGCGGATGCACTCGGCGGCGCGGCCCAGCTCGAGTACGGCGTTGTCGCAGTAGAGGTGCTCGACGTCGGCCGGCACCATCCGGCCCAGCGCCCGCACGATGTCCGACGTCATGGCCCACTGCGTGGGCAGCCGCTCGCCCTGGATCCGGTCGTCGCCGTAGACGATCCCGGTACCCATCGACC